GTATGTGAAAATACAGTTGTCAGGTACTGGGTTATCTAAATCTGTTGTAGGTGATGCAAAAGTATCGAGCGGGTTGCGTAACTGCCATTCTGGGAGACGCTTATCGAAGTTAGGCTTTAGAAAAACAGGTGAGTTGCTGTATGCAAGTAAGTGTCTTGCACGGCGACGCATTTTCATGCTCATACGGTTTTGGTCCCAGATTGCAAGCATTGCTCGCTTGCGGTCACGGGCAAGTTGCATGGAGCGTTCTTGTCCTTCACGCAACGCAGGGAAGTACGGTGTGGGCATCGTGCTTGACACACGCATACTCATCTGGTCTAAACCTTGTACAAGCAGGTTCGCTACGGATGATTTTGTGTTTCGGTCTAATTCGTTGAGTGGAACGATAACATCGCCGTTTGCTAAATGGCGGACTTGTCGCATCTGTTGGAGAACGGGACCTTGTGCTTCCAGACGGTCACGGTATAGGTCTACGATTTCTTCAACTGTTTTCATGCATGACCTTTACGCTGTACAAACAATGTAACGATAACATATTAGCCTTATCTTAGCCACGAAGGTCGCCACTGGCGTGGTGGTGGTTTTATTTCTGTCAGGTTTGGCAGGTTAAGTATCGCCATCCAGAGTGCCATAACAATGTCTGTGCCGTTCTTTTTGTCTCGATGCCACTTTGTTAGTTCGTCTTGGGCTGCGAGTGTTTTCCAGTTTCCACGCATGGAGGGTAGACGGAGTGCGCCTGAGCGGATAATTGGTGGGAGGAGTGCTTCTACACCTAGGGATTCGTCTAGTTTGTTTCGGCTTGTGGTGTGAGGGATGACATTGACACGGTGTTTTGCTTGCCATTTGCGGACGAAGTCGTGTGCTAGGAGGAATCTTTGGGCTGCGTTGATTTCTACTACCCAGTGGGAGATGGGGTATCCCATGTCGTATGACCTGTTTTGCCAGTCTTCCATCATTCCTGAGTAGTTTCCTGTCATGGTGTCATAGCCGAGTACTTCTTCGGCGGACAGTTTGACTCGTTCGATGTCTACTACATGGTAGAGGTTGGTTTGTGGCTGGTAGATAATCCAGACGAAAGCCCAGAACATGGTGGGTGACGGGTCTACTGCGACCATTGATACCCAGGGGTGTGCTAGTCCTTCGGGTATATAACCAGGCTGGCGGTCATTATCGATGCATCCTGGGTATTCGACTCCGTCCAGCCCTTTTCCTCCTGTAATCCATGTTCTGTCCACAAGTCGTGAGTCCAAATCCAGGTCTTCTTGTTGGTATACGACTTTGAATACATCGGGTTTGTTGTATCTGATGAAGGACAAATCTTTCCATCCCAACCTTTTAGGGTCGAGTAGCGGACCATCAGGATATGGCGGGGCTTTGAACGAGCGTGATTCTTTGCCTGTATCAAGTTCTTCGTAATACGCTTTATAGATGATGTGGCGGTATTTCTTTTGGCGAACAGGTTGACCGTTTTCCACATCTTCAGGGCTTTTAACATCAGAGCCGTCATAGTTCATGTCCTCTTCTATGTCGTATGTTTCTTTGGCGAGACAGTGGGCGTATAGGTCACCTGAGCCGAGGCGCTGACCGATAACAGCAAGTAGTCCACCTGGGTCACAGCGGGCTTCTGCAACTCCGTCCCATCGTTCGAGAAGTTTGTCTCGGGCTACTGATTCTCTGGCGTTGTCTGGTGATGCCACATCGTCAAACAGGCAGAGGTCTGCACGGTGACCGATGAATTCTGCTTCGATACCATACGCTCTAACGGTGGGTTCTTTGTTGTCTAGCCCGTTTCCGTCTAATTGTTCTACGACGAATTCTTCTGCTCGCCATAGTGCGCCTTTGTCGGTGGGTCGGAACCTGCCGTAGTCGAGTGCGAGGCATCCTTCTGCGTTGATGGCTAGTCCTTTTTCTACCATCATCGGGTCTGGTTCTATCGGGGCTACTCGTTCGAGTGTTTCTCGGATACGGCGGGAGTACATTTTCGCCATGTTTTGGGAGACTGACCCAATCATTACTCGGATGCGTCTATTTCGGCAGATTGCCCATACAGCGACATCGTGAAATAGGGTTGATTTTCCTGCGCCTGGTGGGACATTGATGACGACGAATTCTTTTTCTTCTGATTCGAGTAGTTCTACAATTTTGGTTGCTGCTTCTACTTGCCAGGGTGATGGTACTCGTCCTAGGTAGCGTTTGCGGAAGTAGTCGAAATCTTCTAATCCTCGTTTTGCTTCTTCGCAGAGCATATCGTAGGGGATGGCGGATGGCAGGTCGATGGCATCCATGAAGTTCAGGTTTTCGAGTGATTGTCTTCCGCCTGCGCCTGCACCGTTTGCTGCTTTATGGGTTGCTTCTTTACGGTTTGCTTCTAGGAGTTTGGCTTTTTTGACCCACCTGGAACCTGTGTTGTAGTGGATTCCTGTTTCTGCACAAGCGTCTTTGATTGTTCTGCCTGCTGAGATGAGGGCGAAGAACTTTGCTTTGTCTTGAACAGGTACTGCTCGTTTTGTTCCCATTGGCTACTTTAGTGTCTATATGGTTACTTTTGTAACTATATATTTTTCGGTCGTAACCTTAGCCATTTGTTTTGCAGGGATGGTTCTAAGGTCTTCGAGTTGCAATGATAGCAGATGTGGTGTATAGTTCTGGTTGCAACTTAACAAGCCCTTCCAGTCGGGATGATTGCGAGGCAAGCAGGGTCGTACATCGGTTGCATGATGCGGGACATTTCACACCAGGGAACTGGGGTAGATGTTTCCTGCAACCAAGTCAACATTGAGATGTTGTTGACCCCTGTTGTGTAAGTGAAACAAGCAGCGTGATGAACGACTTCTCATCGAACTTTGGTGTCGGCTAAAAATCTTGGCTACGGCGACCTTCCACTACAAGTGGTAAACCGTGGGGGGAAGCCAATCCTGAATGTTTAGTTTCTGGTTCCGCCTCGCTATGCTCGTCGGCTAGCGCCCTCGCAGGCTCGGTTGCTACCAGAAAGCAGGAAGTCAACTCGGTGGAGTTGATTCAGTGTTTTCTTTTTCTCTTTTTTCTTTGCATCAGAACTAGGAGGGCATAGAAACCAGATGGCGAATTACTCCCCACTTCTTTGCCACCATGCTCGGGAAGTTGAACCAGGTTCAACCCCCAACCCAAACCGTAACACACTTGCAAAGTAGAAACAAACAACCACCCTAAGTGACCAACCACCACCCAGAGTGACACCCAAACAACCACCCACAAAAAGAGTGAATCCATCCGTCTCCGAATACTCAATACCATATAGGGGGGAGCCTCGGCAGACACCCAGTTTCATAACGGAGCCTACCTACTGGTCGGTAGTTGCACAATCAAACTACCTACTGGTCGGTAGGGAAACCCAAAGCCCCCCCCCACCCCCCCCACCACCATCTCTCCACAAAACCAGAGAGAGCATCGCCACCGCTAAGAGTGGTTAAGCAACCACACCGCCTAGGGTCTCCTCTTTGCTTTCTTCTTCTCTCGTTGTGCTTGCTTTTGCTAGCGCCCTCGTTCCTCGGTTGCTCTCCTCTTGTCTTCTGTACTGTTGTTCTAGTGTTTGTCTGTTAGGTGTGACGAATGTCACAAAGAAATCTGTCTTAGGTACTTCACAATTGTTGCACGGTTCGATAAGATTCCACCTAGAGCAATTCGGCTCGACCTAATCCCGAGGGGGAACCAATGACAACAACCACCACACCCGCCGAGATGGAGGAGGCAACGCTCGCCCCCGTTATCAAGGCTCTTCACGAGGTGTACGCCTCGCTCGCCGAAGAGGTCAAGACCTCCGAAGGCGTGACACTCCCGCCCGCAATGTTCGTAGTCCAACGCTCGACCCGAGCATGGGGACACATCACCACCGCCCCAGCATGGAGCGCCGAGGCAGAAGAACTAGACGAGGACTACGCCTACGCCCCATTCGCCATCTCGATGGGGTTGCCATGTCTTAAGACAGTAGAGCGAGGATTCCACGAGATTATGGTCTCGGGCGAGAACCTCCGCCGAGGCGCTCGAGCCGTGTTCGGCACGGTAGCCCACGAGACCGCCCACGCCTACAACATCACCCAAGGCATACGAGATGTCGACTCGAACGGACGACACAACAAGCGTTTCAAGGCAACCGCCGAACGGGTCTTCGGTCTCGAAATCACCAAGATATCCGAGTCAATCGGGTGGAGTCATACCGAGGTTCCCGACTCATGCGCTACACGGTGGGCGGATTGCATCACGAAACTAGAAGATGCCATCGCTGTGGTCTCGGGGACTCGAATCGGTGGTGGAGCGAGCATCGGCGGATTCTTCGGCGGGTTCCTCGGAGGCGGAGAGGCTCCCAAGGGACGGAATAAGAATCTGCTGAAAGCCACTTGCCCATGTGGAGGAACGGTGCGGGCAAGTCTTAAGACACTCGCCAAAGGCATCGTATGCGGAGAGTGTGAGGAGGTCTACACAATCGAGGGCTAAGGCTCGGGGATTCCCCGCCTACGGGCGGGGGATTGCCTCGGGGGTTCGGGTCTTAAGGCTTGAACCTCCTAGGGAATCACTCCCGATTCCACCGAATTACCGAAGGGGTAAGAAAATGAAACTATGTGACGAGTGCCACGAGGCAGAGGCTACCGAGCCATCGGGAATGTGCTTCATGTGCGCCGAGGAGATAGCCCACCTCCTCTCAGGATTAGGGGCAGAACTAGGCATCGAGATGCCGAAGAGCATCATTGCGGGCATCGCATACGGGCAGAAGGATTAGGTCTTAAGACATGGAAAAGCATCAGAACATCGGCGGGGTTCTCATCATCTCCGCAATCGGAGTCCCCGATTATCAGGCGATGGTGGACTCGGGTCTTACGACAGAGCAAGCCGAAGCCCTCGTCCTCAAGTGGACATTTTACAACAACACTATCGAGGCGGGGCGGGGCAGGCTCTCCCAGTACGCCACCGCCAAGGCTCTACGCCTCGCCAAGATAGAGGGCGACTATGAACTAGCCGTGACCATTGCCAAGTGGAAGCGCCGAAGCAATCTCATCTGGATTACCAAGGCGCAGAGGAATTGGCAGAGCAAGTGCCGAAGCGAGGCACGGGCGAGGCATCATGACTCGGTGGCGCTCCGTGAAAAGTATGTGAGGGCAGAGGGCTAACGCTCGAGGGTGTCTCTGTCTTAAGGCAGGGACATTTCCTAGAGGGTGTCAGGCTAGTGACAAAAGTCACAGAAGAATTGGCTTGACATCTTCTAGGAAGTGTGCAACACTTCATACAACAACAACACGCCGAAGGGGGCGCAACATGGAAACAAAAGCACAAGTGGCTACGGTCACACTCTCCTACCGTCAAACGGTGAAGAGTAAGAAACTAGAAAGCGGGCGAATCAAAGTCACCTCCAACGGTGGATTTAGCAAGCACTACGCCTACGACTACTCACTAGACACCGCAAAGAACCACGCCCGAGCCATCGAGCAATACCTAAACCTCATGGAATGGGAGGGCGTATGGGCAATCGGCGCAACTAAGACGGGCTATGTAGCCGTATGGGTAGACCACTCCGAAAAGGTCGAGGCTTAAGACATGATTACCGCACGAGAAATGACAGACAAAATCGGACAGAGCGCCGACTATCTCCTTAACGGTCTAGCCGTGAGAGTTTTCATACGGGACGCACGAGTCCGTTTCGGAGAGATTGACTACCTCATCGAACCCGTGTGCGGATACGGCGAAAAGTGGGTTGCCCATTACGCCCTAAAAGATGTACGCCCTACCCCAACTATCGAAAAAGTCGAGGCTTAAGACATGGCACACATAGTTTTAATAGAAGACGAGCATGGCGAAGTAGCCGAGGCGGTTTACTTCTGCTCTGACCATTGCGCCAAGACACACTCGGCATACGCAGGGTGGAACGGGTGCAACGAGGTATACGACAACCCGCAATGGTGCGGGTCATGCGGTGAACCACTCGGTTATTGGACATTTAATTATGACGGGGCAGTACCTACTCAGTATTGGGTAGAGCCAAAGAATCAGAAAGTCGAGGATTAAGACATGAGTAGCGTTAGGCAACGAGCCTCCTATCTGAAACAGAATCCTCGGTATCTGTTCCAAGGCATTACCGAGGGCGAGCCGTGGCAGGATTCACTAGGGCAATGGTGGATAGACTTCACCACTCTCACGGGCGCTCACTTCGGTGCAGTACCGATGGACGATGTACTAATTCTCGGGCGCTTCACGATGACCGAGGCGCAGGACTTAGCGAACCGTATCAGCAAGGGAGGTAAGCCATGATTGAGGAACTAGAGATGTACCTTGAAGAATTGCGGGGAAGTCTTGAGGTAGAGATTGATTTACACGGTAGCCGTAGTGAAATGGCTAAGGCGTGGAGGTTAGCGATTGTCGCCCTCGAAAAAGAAATCGAGGGACTTAAGACAGCAAACATGGTGTGACGGAAGTCACAAAAAATTGACTTGACAACCAAGTCGAACCGTTGTACATTTTATGACACGGACGGGGTGACTAGCAGACATACAGGTGCAAGTCTTGTACACCCACCATGCAACACCGAAGGGGTGAAGCAGTAGGCAATCCAAGAAGGGGATAGCAAAATGGAAACATACAATGTGGTGTTCTCCTACTCAATAGAAGTAGAAGCACAAGACGAAGAACAGGCACACGACTTAGCCGTAGCAGAGTTGCAGGACAACATGAACGATGGCTACCTCGACAATGCCAGCGACATGGCGTACACCGTTGAGAAAGTCGAGGCTTAAGACATGAAGGTATCAAAACTAATCAAGATTCTTCAAGACTCAACCCAGCCAGACGATGACATCTGTGCCTTGTTCTGGACAAAAGATAACTTCGGTATCGAAGAAGGGTCAGCACTTGAAACATGGCGCAAAGTGTGTCAAGAGTTTGACGAGTGGGAAGACGCAGGATTCCAAACAGGTGACTGGATTGCCGATGCAATCAACGACAACTACACAGAAGAAGATGAGGCTTAAGACATGACTTACCATCATTACATCATCTCGGTAGATACCGAGTCGGGCGAGTGGGTCATTGACACCGACCAAGAAGAACTCCGATTCCCTGACGGAACCGTGTACAACGAAGAAACCAACGAGTGGTCTAGCGAGTACCTAGGTGACGGAGAGTTTCTTCCGCACTCAGCAAAACTTATGAGGCAACTCACAGGGCTATTAGAACAACTCAACAAAGATAAGGCTTAAGACATGAGAACACTAGAAGTACCCAAAGAAGTAGTGAAGTTTGCCGAGCGGTGGGCAACAGCATTCACTATCAGACACCCACGCTGGCGCAAAGATAAACACGAGCGAGACATCTGGTACTCATACCGTGGATACGACCTCAACCTGTACGCCTGCGAAGGAGACCTCAGCATCACCGCATACCTAGAGGTGAAGCAAGACAACGGTGACATAATGACTGACACCTCGACATACAAGACGATTGCTAGAAGGTAGAAGGGACTTAAGACATGAACAACAATCACGACCCATACACCGTGGCATTCATCGTCACATCAGCATTCCTCATCACAGTCATTCTGCTAATGAGGTACGAGGACAAAGTCATAGCGTTACACAAGCGCCGTATGGCACGAGTAAAGCGTCTTCACGCCGAGCGTGTAGCAGGCTCACGCCGTCGCCACCCATCAAGCCAGCAGGAAACACGATGAAAGTTACACGAGTCAGAACCATCTGTGACATCTGCCTTCAGATGGACACACTCTGCGACGGGGTAGACACCCAAGACGCAAGTCGTAAGACAGCACAGCAAGGGTGGAGACAAGACGAGGAAGGAGATGTATGTCCGTCATGCGTAGGTTCCGTTCCCGATTACTGGACAAGAGAACCGTTCTAACCCCATCAAAACCTCAAGCCGTAAGTCAGCAAACCCACGACTGGGTGGTGACATACGAGATTGGAACCTGTGTCCTGAAATACTTTCGATGGGACAGAGATGAGGTGTGGCGATGGACTCAATCATTAGACAGAGCAACAAGGTTTCAGTCTGAAGAGTCAGCCCGCCGAGAAGTAGAAAGTTCCTCGATGTCGTGGCGTTACGCTTACAGCGTGAGGAAAATCACAGAGTAATCTGATACAATCAGGTTTGCCCTAGTCATTGGTTTCCCCTTCCCGATGGCTAGGGCTTCTTGCTTATCTGAACCTGAACGAACCTGTCTCGTTCTTTCGGGGTCATGCCACCCCACATACCGTTTCTCCGTCCCGATGCCTGCTCAAATGGAAGTACAAACTTAAGACAGTCCACTATGACAGGGCATTGTTTACAGTACGCTCGGGCTTTATCCCAGATGCGTCCGTCTTGCTGGTCACCCAACACTTCAGGGAAGAAAACATTAGAATCCACCCCTTGACACGAGGCTTTCTCATACCATTTCATTTCTTACGACCTCGTTTCTTAGGCAGACTTTGTTCTGCTAATCGTAACCTGCGAGCCTCGTGACACAGGCAAGGACAGTCGCCATACACCTCAGGGGGGCAAGGTGTTAAGGCAAGTATGACTGTCCCGCAATGGTCACAGATTCCTTGTCGTTTTACTTCTTCCAAAACGGGTTGCGAAATTGTGAGGGTGTGTGGTTCTCTTCTACTTCTGTCTTATGTTCTGGGCTGGTGTAAAGCCTTAAGACATGAAGACAGATGTCATCGCCCTGCTCGAACGATTCATCTTCTTCTGCCGAGGTAGGCAACCCATCGTGGGTGTGGCAGACGGGAGCGCCAACGAACCCCCGTCTGATACCAACCTCTAGCCAGATGTCGAAACTAAGTTGCGAATAGTCCATTAGAAGAAGTCGTCACCCGATTCGTAGGCTGTTGCCTGTGGGAATACCTGACCAATCTGTGCCATGACTTTCTCTGTCTGGTCTTTCACCCATGCGTTCCAGCGAAGCGACACACCGACTTCATCGGCAATAAGTTTTACTGACTTGCCTTTGGTTCCGTCTTTCTTGGTGTACTCGTCCTGCTCGTAGCGTCCCGAGACCATGACTGTGTCGCCCTTGTGAATGGTTGCGACGGTGTTCTCTGCGAGTTGTCCGAACACGGTGATGTTGTGCCATGTTGTTTTCTTCTTGTCGTCTTTGCCGTAGGTGTCTGCGACTGAGAATGTTACGACTGCCATACCTGATGGTGTGTAGCGCATCTCTGGGTCTTGTCCTACTTTGCCGTGGACGGTGATGTGGTTACTCATTACTGTTTCCCCTTTTGGGTTAGTGGTTTTGTTTTGTTTGCTGCCTTACGACAGACATGGGTTGGGGGTTGTGACGGTGTAACAAACAATGTGATTGTTATGTTGCATCGTTGGCATTCCCAAATCTTGTTTTGCTTTCCTTGCTTTTCTGCAGGCTCGACATTCTCGACTGCCGTTTGGTCGGCGGTAGGTGTTGTCGTCTGTGTATTCGTGTCCTTGGGGACAATGTGTTTTGTTCGCATAGTAGTGTCTTCCCCTTTCAAGGACATCTCTCATGTTCTCTGTCTGTGTTCCGCCTTCCAGATGGTGAGGGTTCACGCAGGTTCTGTTGTCGCACTTGTGTCTTACGACAGGTGGATAGTAATAGTTGGCGAGGAAGAATGCAAGTCGATGTGCTGCTCGGTGTTTGCCGTTGATGTAGACCTGACCGTATCCGTCGCCTCGGCGTGACCCGTTCCATGTCCAGCAATCTTCTGGTGTAAGTATGGTTACCTTGTTCCAGAATCGTGTGCTTGCTCGGTATGTGATTGGTTCCACCGTGTCCCCCTGCCGTGCCTGTGTTTAACACTAGCACCCACGCTTCCAGCGTTGCACCTTTGGGTGGCGGGATTTACAGATGAGACCTTTTAATAGGGGGCTTCGTTTGATACAGCCCCAACCGTAGACACCGACTGGGTGTTTGTATACCCCGTCTGTGGTGTGTCCGTGGAAGGCGATGTTGTCTGCTACTTGGACTTGGTAGCGGGGGTCTTTGCCTTTTGCTGAGGAGGAGTTCGACCATCTAGCCCATGTTCCTTTGGCTATTCCTAGCCCGCCTGTGTAGGTGCGGGTGTCGTGGTTCCAGTTGCCTGCGGTTTCGCATTGGGCGAGGGTGTCGTAGAAATAATCTGACATGACACCTTGGTATTTACGGTGGGTGTGTTTGTTTTGTTCAGCGTGTGCTGGTACTGCTGGTAGTAGGGATAAGAACAAGATGGTTAGGGTTATGCGTTTACGCATTGGTTTCCTTTCGTCAGGGGACAGGTCAAGTAGGTTCCATGTGTCTCCTTACTGAAATGTAAAACGAATCTGAATAGTTTATCAGTCTCTGTCAGAAGGGGTCAAGGTAGCGAATCATGCAATCCGCCACATTGACCTCAACAAATAACTCGTTATCTGTGTATTTAGTTTTCTTACTTACGACAGAAGCGGACTGAAGTGTCTCACCTTTGGCAACAAGAACATAGGTACGAGAGTTGTTGAGCATTGTGAAATAAGTATTAGGTCGTATGAACTTTAACTTTCGTGCAGCCCAATGAACAGTAGTAAAAGGAAACTCATCTGTATCCCAGTTGTGCTTCACCTCTACCTCGAAACCAAACTGCTGGTTATCTTTAGTTGCCAAAACATCAATACCATAATCATCAGGATTAACCCATGCTTCAAAATCTTTTGTCTTAAGCCAGTTAATTACCTGATACTTAGCGTTGTCATCGACATCATAGATAGCCTTGTCAAAAGGTTTCTTTTCATGGCGAGCAGAATAATCATGGTTCATCAAAACAACCTTGATAAAACTTATGACCATACACCTCAGCAGGATGAACACCCAGACGGATACACACCTTGTCAATGCTGTACACCGATAAGCCACGCTCTGCCCATTTACGGGCGGTGCTTCCATCAATCTGTGTAATCTGACCGTTCTCTTGTAGCCAGTTCAACAATGGTGTGGCATCAATCATTTCGTTATAACCGTCTGGTCTTTTGCGGTATTTCTTTCGATGCTCTCGCATCACACCACAACAGATGTCACATCTGCATTGACGGTATCGGTACATACTCATGCCATGTTCGGTGATTTCTTTCTTAGTTCTATTAGCCATTACGCACCACCTTCATAACTTTTTCCTGTTCTTCGGTTGTCATAAGAAGGGATAATGGCATCATTAATTGGGCAAGTTCGCTTGTTAATTTCCGTAGGCGTTCAATCTCATCAGCGGCTTCAGACATAATTACATCGGGTATGTCACCGTCACGCATAAAGTCATAGTTCCGTAGTCGGGTCACAATGTCATCAGTCATCAGACAACCTTTTGAACACAATAGGTTGCTCATACCCAAGTATGACCGAATACTTAGACTCAACATTCCACATTTCTTCGTGGAAATAACAATGGTCGGCTATGTCGTTTTGATTATTTATTACGGTCATCCCACAAAGATTGCACAGTAGTCGGGTCACAATGTCATCAGTCATCATCTTCCTCTTCTCTGTTGTCGTTGCAGTCGCAGTAACAATCATCAGGGCAGTCACCCGACTCATGCTCACAGTCATAACAGTAAGTAGATGTGCAATAGTCACACGGTCCGTACTCCCACGAGTTAGGCGACGAACAAGTACATCTAGCCATCAATACCCTGCTTCCTTAAGTAAGGCAACAAACACCGACGCAGGCATGACTGCATACCAGTCACCAACATCAAGAGTGCCACGCTTCTTAGCGATAACAGCACCCACGGTGACATCAGCGTTAGCAATCTCTGCCTTAAGTTCTTTCATCCACTCAGCCAGCGTGATTGTCTTATGGTCTTTAACCTCGATAACAACAGGCGCACCCATGTTGATGTCACCTTTGTCAAGGTTGCCGTGAAGCGCCCGCCTCTCGGCATACCTCCAGCCTTCTGACTTAAGCCACTTAACAACAGCAGTCTCAGCAGCCGTGCCTTTCTGCTTTGCTTTAGACACCACGCACCTCCTGCTCTAACGCAAGGATTCTGGTAGCCATGTCAATGAATAAAGATTCGCTAATGATTACACCACCAACAGCATCAGGGTTCTTAGCCTTTATGTCTTGCCAGTCCCGTGTAAACAAGATTGCTTCCTCAATACTTGACGGGTTAAAGATGTTGAAACCTGAATCATCCATTGGCTTCTGCCATCTGGTATCCAGCAAGTAATGCCTCAGCCTTTGATGTTGCAATCATTTTCCAACGGTCACGGTCAGCACGGAGCAACTCAACCTCTTGGTTATGACCAGCGGTAGCAATCTGGAACCGTGCCAGTTCTCGCCACTCGTCACGGTCTTTCTTAAGACGCTCAATTTGAGATTCGTAATACTCAGGAGTGTGGCTCACTTGGCTAGTTCTTTCTCTAGTGCTTCATAGACGAGCGCACGGATTAACTGTGAGCGTTTCATGTTGCGACTAGCGCATAGTTCTGCGATGTGTACCAACTGGCTATCGGTTACCCGCAAGCCGATAATACGGGTAGATGCTTCGTTGGCTGTCGGGTCTACTGTTCTTTTGTTAGGCATCATGCACCTTCCTTAAATGAAACAAGTTCCTTGAATGCGGAACGCAATGCGGGGAGATGTGACTCCATCCACGGTGTACCCTCTGGGATTCCAGCGTTAGATGCAACAGCCTTAGGGTCGATACCTTTGTCTTCGCAAGCCTTCGTGAACTGTTGAATCTGCTCATCTGACAATGGTGTTAAAGTCTTAGGTTTCTTTTCAAGCGGTGCAACAGGAGCCATACCACGAGAAGGTGCAGACTTTGATACAGGTGCATGATGGTTCAAGTCTTCCCATTCCTGCTTAGTCCACAACGACAAGCCGATACCGAAACGCATAGCGCCATTACGCAACGCATCACCGTAAAGAACCTTGTCTAAGTCGGGTGAGTTTGCTTTCGCTGTGCCGATAGCCAGTCGTGCCTGTCCAAGAAGGGTCATCTCGAACCACATGGTTGCCATGTCATTAACGATGTTCACTGCTGGTCGTCCATTTTCCCATGCGATAGGGACCAAGCGCCAGTGTGGGTCAATCTCGATAAGGATGCGGGTGATGTCGGCGTGACCTACGAAGTCAAGTTGAATGCCACCCTTGGGTAGTTTGCCAACAATCTTCGGGTCTGGTACTGCGTACTTGTTCAGTACCTCTTGTAGTTGTTTGGTGTTGTCTTCCATTTATTTTTCCCCTTTCAAGAGAAATGTACGGGTTTGTACTTCTTTAGTGAATTGCTTTGCAAGTTCAGGGTGAGCAAGACGGAATGCTTTTGCATCGAACGATTCCCTCTTCTGTCCCTTCCATGTCGCAACTGTGACACCGTTGAGTGTAGCGGTATCTGCTTCACCAATCAAGTCACAAAGTTCTGCTTTCAATTCGTCCTCTAATTGTTTGTATGATGCAAGTTCACTACGCACATGACGCAAACGAGAAATCAATTCTTTAGCGATGTCGATGTTTGTCTTCTCGCTGAGTTCAACAGTGCGAGCCTCGGGACGCTGATAGCGGGTAGAGATAGTTTCATACGACCACTTAACACCCCAAGGTGTAATACCTAACTCGATGTTGTTCAGCCAGTAGGTGACAGCGGTGATGTGTTCTTCGATTTCTTTCTCTGTTACTTCCTGCTCGACAAGAGTAAGGCGGAGAGTGTTGTCGAAGATTGCCCATGTGATGCGCTTCGCATCGGAGCAGATGTACTGAGTGATGCCTTGGATACGCCAGTAGTCTGGTAGTTCGCCAGCGAACTCACGGCTAGTTGTTTTTACTTCGAGGATGTGACGGGTCTCTTCGTTCCATCCGTCGAGGGTAGAGATGAGGTGGCATCCTGCTGAGGTGTCGTAGCAGAACAGTTCGTTTGGTGTTTCGAACTTGACACCTAGCCTGTCGCCTGCCCATGCGATGATGGTTTCTTCGAGGCGGTTGCCTGTCTCCATCGCTGCGTTAGGCGGGATGGGTGTGGGTGCTACGCCTGAGAGTTGTTCGGCTGCGTACTGTTCACGCTTAACGAACGGGTGTAGCCCGTAGATGGCTGCTGCTGCTGAGGCTGAGATTCGGCGGTTACCGTGTTCGTCTTGGTATCTCTGGTCTAGCCATGCTTGTGAACCGTGTGGTTCTTTTGGTATGCGGTATCGGTTGAATGTCATGTGACTTCCCCTTGTTTGTGTAACGGTTGTTGCGTTGCACTTTATACAGGGGGTGTGTCAAAGTCAAGCCGAAAGCAAAATAATTTTTCTGACCATTCCGACAGGGATATAAAACAGATTGATTCCTTCACCATCATGGTATGACTGGAGCAGTGTGATGTGTTCTTCTTTCGCTCCCGCATCGCCAGTAGGTACAAGGAACCCTGTTGATTGCACGAGTGTTTCACCGTCATCTTCTACTGATTCAAGGTCGAGCCAGCCTGCGTCACCACCGCAAGCATCAGCCCAATACACGAGAGCGACAGGGTATTTCTGTGGAGGAAGTTCAGTCGTCATTAGTTACTGGTTCTCCTGCGGTGCGACACTCTGGACAGTAACGACCTTGTGACTGATGCCACATCTCTCCGCAAGTTCCACATACATACAAGTTACGAGGGTCTGTCATAAGACAGATTGTAGTTGAGGGCTAGGCTGCTTTGCTTTCCTTATGTAGCAAGGCTTCTAACCGTGCAACAGCAGTAAGAAAAGGGTCATGTTCATTAGGAGGAACGATTGACTTTGATAGATACTTCAATAAAATCAGGATGTCTTGCGTAGTCATAGGACTTAAGACAGTATCACATCACCGTGGTTTTGTTACATGGTCTTCCAAAGAACTCAACCGTTTTTCTATACGGTCAATCGCATCACGCAACGAAGAACCGCCATTGTTCTTCATGTTCATTTCAACATGAGCAACAGCCTTCTCTAGTCGTGTAGCCCAACGATAGATAGGACGAAGAACTCCACGCCAAATAACACCGATTGAAACGATACAGCCAGAGATACTGGCAAGTATCTCAACAAGACTCATTACTCAGGCTTAGGAAGGCTACGCCAAACGGCTTCGAACTTATGTGCATCATCAGCCATAGCAGGACAAAGTTCTAGGTGCAACCACTTGCCACCCTGTGAACCAGCATTATCTTCGGAGTTATAAATCTTCACCTTCGGCTCGCCTGCCTTACGCTGGCAACGATAGCCACGACCCCAACCAAGTTGCTTATCCTTAACATTTGCATCGAACGCATAGTCATGGATTTCCTCAATGCCCAAAGCATCGGCGTGTTCAACGAACCAATCCCATGCTTGCACCGCATCGGCACGGTCTTTGTAACCAATGTCACAAGCACGACCAGTCGCATGGACAGATAACCAGCGTGGGTCGCCCTTCTTAGCCTTTGGATTATTCATCTGACGATTAGAAAAAATCCCCATATTGGTAAAGCCCCATCTTTTGCCACACAATTCAACCAGTTTGACTGTTCCTGGTCTTGCACCAGTGCGTGATACTCCATCGCTATTGCCTGTGTACTTCATGGGTTTCCTATTCTTCGTCTACGCCAATGCCAAAAGCAATAGCAACAATGTTGATAGCCAGTGCGATAACGCTTAAGACCAAAGCCTTGCTAAGTGTTTCGCCCGAGAGGGTAATGAGGATATAGCCAGTGCTAACCGCCCAAAGCAGCAGCGAAATGACTGAACCTAAATACCTTTTCATGCGTACTACTTTACCATCTTCTCTTACTTAAGGCAGCGCCTGCGACGGTCACTGCCGTAATAGCAATCAAGGTTCTACGCTGGCTGACAGGAATCGTAGAACCAATCGGGACATAGGAATCTACTCCCCCAGAAAAGATATCAACTTTATCTTCAAACGCCTCACGGATTTCAAGGGGGGCATCCTGAACAGCCTCTACCAAAGCAGTCAACTGGGTATCGTCAAGGGTACTTAAGTCAAGACTTTCGAATACCTGTTCTGCCTCAGCCACAGATGCGGTCATTAACGATTCAGCAGTTGGAACGGCAGGTACTGTGGTTGTGGTTGTTGAATCATTGACAATTGTGGTGGTTGTCGTTATGGTTGTACTGCTTGAGGAAGGAGCAATAGATGAAGAACTGGTTGTGGTTTGCAACTCTATGGTGGTTGTGGTTTGCTCTGGCGTGGAAGTTGTCGTAGTAGATGGCACAGTATTTATATGCGGGGACACCGTGGTTGTTGTTTGTGGCAGCGTTATTGTGGGCAGTAGCACGGAAGTAGTCGTAGTTTCCTGAACAGTAGTAGGCACTACCGTGGTAGTGGTAGTTGTCGTAGGAGCCACAGTAGTAGTTGTAGTTGTAGTAGTAGGTTCTACGGTTGTAGTAGTAGTGGTCGCAATAGGTTCACCATTGATAACCAATTGATACTGTTCATTCCAGCCGTTACCGCTACGCCAAACATCTGGCTGATAACAGCACACACCAGCCCGTAGACGGTAGCGACCAGCATTTAGGTTGACAGATATAAAGGACTGAAGACTTAAGTAATCATCATTTGTGGTAAGCAAAACATTTTGCTCGTCATACAACCATAGTTGAGGGTCAGAGTTGACTCCCTGAACCATAAAAGTTTCAGCAATAAACTGTGTGGGTTCCGTGTATTCAAACCAGAAATCAGTTGGTTGTGTAACGATTATGTTTTCTGCCCTAGCACTGGATGCTAGAAGTAAAGCAGAACAAATAACCCCTATTAAGATTAAACCCTTACTGCGGGGAAGCGTCACGCTTCACGCCAAAGGCTGCGTCCACTTCATGTGCTTCGAGTTTGCCGTCAAGTGAGGCTTTGGCTAGGTTCACAAGAACATCAGCGATGGCATGGAAACCACCGAGTGCTGCCGAGTACCACAGAGGGATGGTAACGCCCGTACCTACGGAGTTGATGATGCTTGAACCAGTGATAATGGTAAGGCTCGACATGATGAACAGGGCAACAATTCGTCCTGCTACATCTTTAGCAATCTTTAATGACATCATGGGGGTTCCTCTGTTCTCCCCTATCAGTCGGGACAATACTACCATTTTCTTAACGGGCAGACAGCATGAAGTAAACCTGTCTTAACGGGCATGAAACATCCACATTCTTTGCATTGTTTTGTTAGAAGAAGTTTAGGACACGATTCACAAATGGACAAGCGTGATGCTTTAACATCTGCCTCCACCTCTGGAGTGTCAGGGTTGAGCAGGGCTGTGGGTGTGACCTTGCCTGCTTGTTGCGCTTCTAGGTTGCGCTTTTTCCATTCCTGCCAGGGACTCATGGTGTCGTGTATGTTGACCCGTTCCAAACATCACCAATTTCAACCTTGTCTACAAGGCGAACAGTGGGGTTACTAGAAAGAACAGCCTCAATCATATTGAAGCGTTCACCATCTGGTAATGAAGCAATAGGGAAACGCAAAGCAGCCTCACCATCAGCCTCAATAACCAGCCACTTTGAAATTACTTCATCCATTATTACTCCTAATTAGCAGGGTGTTCCGAAAACATTGAGGCATGGACCACAACTAAGTTCAGTGAACCTTCTTGAACTTGTCACTGAACATATAGTGACATAGTATTCACCAAAACCTGCACATCCAGTTGGGCATGACCTACAACTGTACCCTATCTGTGTGGCATAGTATCCAGGTGTTCCTGTGTAGGCAAGTACTTGACCACTGTAGTTAACTTCGCTTGTTGTGTCGGCAGACCATGAACCCGTACATCCAGTACATGATGTTTCAGATGAACGGGTGTAAGAAGTACATCCAGTTTTTGTATAGGTAACTGTTGTGACTACCTTTGTATTTGTTCCACAACTGTCACAGTCTCCACATGAAACTGTTGATGACGAGGAACTTGATGACCAGTCACGACCGCCAGTAGCATCATGTTGTCGGCAGTCAGTCCAGCCACGCTCCCAAGTCCCATCAGATTTTCGCATAAACAAAGCCTTAGCGTATGTCTTCACACCTGACGAGTTCCAGCCGTACACAACAGAAGCGTTGCTCCAGCCCCCAGAATTGTTACGACCTTTAAGAACGCCCATAACTTAAATCTGTACCCAAACATCTCCAGCCTTAGGGCTAGATGGTTCTGTAGAAGAAACAGTAATACGAGGAACAGTTGTGTAATCCAACTTAGCGTTAGTCACATTCGCATCAGCAATCTTTGCAGTAGTAACAGCACCATCTTTAATGTCGTTAGCAGTGATAGTCAAATCAGTGATGTTTGTAGTGCTAACAGTAATGCCGTTAGGTAGCGCACCATCAGCAAGTTTTGTTAAAGCAATAGCAGCAGAAGCATTAATGTCAGCATTAACAATCGTGCCGTCAGCAATCTTTCCTGAAGTCACAGCACCATCAGCGATACCAGCCTCAGTTACCTGACCCCACTTAACACCACCATCAGTGATTGTCGAATCAGCGAGCAACGCTTTACCATTGTTGCCAGCGCCACCAGTAGACACTGTCTTAAAACTTGAAGTTCCATGAACAACAATGTCACCATTAGTGGTGTACTTCGATACAAGTTCGTTCGCTTGGTTAGCCTCAACAGCAGTGAACACAGGGTAGACTGTCGCACCACCGTCATGCTGGCGGTCTTGAGTATCGTCACATCCACGACCAGCAGCATTAGCAGACCAACCACTTGTCACATTAGGGTCAACAACGGTCAAAGTAGTAGCCGTGTTGTAGATAACACAAACCTTTTCTTCTTTGGCTGTGCCAGGGTCGATAACAATAAAGAACGGGTTAGTGCCTGTACTCCAACCTGTCATTGCTGAAGCAAGCGTGATACTGGTAGCACCAGCAGCGAGAGTGCCACTTGCCAAAGCGTTAGCGACTGCTGCACCTTTATATGAACGGCGACTGTATGCCATGATTTCTCCTAGTTTTCTACCGAACGCAATGTTACAACAAGGGTTCCGTTAAAATCCCATGCGTTTCCGTGAGCATCTGATGATTCCCACGCCACATCGTCAACAATAACGGTATGGGTGAAAGCCCCAATTTGCAGGGTAACGATGCGAGGTGACTCAATCAGACCATCAAAGAACTCTTGATGTTCGTCAACATCGTAGAAGTATTCCTTGTCTCTGATTTTTACTGAACTATGCAGCAACAACGGGATGACGAAGAACTGTGAACGGTATGGGGCGACATAGGCTCGAGCCATCCAGCGGGTCATGGTTGGTCCGATAGCCACAGAATCTGAACGGGTTAGTACAAATTTGAAACTTGCTTCGATTGCTCGTTCATCACTACCGTCAACAGAGTTTTCTGTTGAGTTCTGGGTATCCCATGTACCCAGTTCAAGCCATGCGCTATCATCAATTCTTAAGAAAGGAGTAATAGAACCAGCAAGCGGGGTAGCACGGGTGTCTACTTTGGCTACGAACTTACGGTCTGGGATACCCCAACGCCATGTGCCTGTTTCAATCTCGCCAGATGGTACAAGTGTTGAGTCGTCCTCAACTACAAGACCAACGCCCTTGACAGTAAACATACGCTTCCTGTTGAATGTGGCACAAGACAGAACATTGCCCGTGTTGTCGTACATCAGGTCAGATGCAAACGCTGGGGTATTTGTTGCTGAGAATGTTGACAGGTCAAGACGACCAAGACCGCTAGAAATGCCGTCATAGTTTGACCATGTGAACCAAACAAACTTATCTTCAGCGGTGAACCCAGCGACATCACCGCTTGTTGGGATAATTGGTCCAGCAATCAGGTTTCCTAACTGGTCGGTGTTGCAGTAACGCACACCCTTATTAGAGCCAATAAGAATAAACCCGAGGTAACTGAAAATTGAGGTGATTACTTCACCTGTTGGTAGTTCAAGCGCACCAACAAGTTTGTCAAGAACACCAAGGTTGCTAACGGTTATCTTGTAGACAACACTCTTATCTCCTGATACACCAGCAGCGTAGATAGCATTTGTACCACCGACAAAGCCAACCCATTTCCACGGGGAAATCTTTACTTCGTCAGAGTCGCCAGTGACATTACCTGTTGGGTCATAGTAAATATCATCACCGTATGGAACAGCAGGAAGATAGGCAGCGCCAGCAATGAGGCGACCTTTGGCGTATCCAATCTCACCGAACTCATGCCCGTAAGCATGGTTACTTGCTACATATGATGAGTTGATTTTCCAAATACCAGCAGCATTAGTAATTCCTGCGTAAGACAAGTACACATTTGTCCCGTCGCTAACAATGTCACGAGGAACAGAAACTGGTAAACCAGTGACAGCCGTCCAAGTGGGTGTGGTTGCATACGGATTAGTTGTGTACTTCACAGCCGTATCATCAGTGATAAACACAGCGTTAGCGGTAGTAACTACACGGACATTCGCTGAAGTATTTAATGCTTGATACGCAACTTTTGTGCTATTCAAAAGATGCAGTTCACCTTTGTTCCAAGGACTTATACCTTTAGAGCGGTAAAACATATAGTCCTTAGACTCGGCAGAGTCAGCATACGACTGTCCAGCGCCATAATGCCAAGAGTCCTGACCACGCCTCCACAAACCACCAGGGTTAATTGCAGCCTCGCCAGGTGCTGTCGAAATGTCCTGAGAGTCACGAACACGCTGTTCATAGCCACGCTGAAACTTGCCTGACTTCTGGTCAACCATGTACGGGCGACCATCAATAGCAACAGGGAACACATGAGGAACAAGTGACGATGTTGCTGTACCAGAGAAGTACGGTGGTGTACCTACATACGGCAGGGTGAATGTAGTTACTGCCATGTGTTATACCCTGCTAAGAATTGTGGGGTACTGCCTGTTCAGTTTCGCTGCTTCGCTAGTGATACGGTCACGACGCATACGCATCAAGTTGTTAATCGAGTTAGCAACAGCACCAGTTCCCACTTCCTCAGCACGGCGGGTGTCGCCCTGTGATTCGGTAAAGTTACGCTTAATTTCACGAGGGTTGACCAGACGAATCTGTGCGCCCATAATCAAGATGTCTTCACAAGAGGAAGGCAAACCAGCGATGTTCTGGATGTTCTGCGATTCTGATGTGACATTAGCAAACGGTGCTTTATAGACGATATGCATACGCCCTGCACGAACCTGCTCATCAAGTCTTAAGGCATAACCAGAGTTGAAGTCATCATTCGGCAGGTCACGAATCAAACGAACCTTACGGATAGTTGGATAGTCAGTAGCAAGATAACGCAATGACACAGAAATTAAGTCAATGATTTTATCTGTAGTAGGCAAGTTAACCATTGACCATTGACCGCTGTAGTTCACTTCCAAAGATTTGACTTGGAACAAACCATTCATTGGACTAGACAAGTCATCTAGTTCAGCGTTGATTGCTTCAAGGATTTGCGCCCGAGGGAACTTGGGATTAACCACCGCAATGGAACCAGATGCGTGGGCTGCAGCAGTTGTACCGTTCCAGCCTCGTTCTACCGTTGCAGTCTTAGCGCCTGTTGAAACATCCCAAACATAGAATAGTTCTGAGTCCAACTGGAAAACACTGCCAGCCCGAAGACCACCCATGTCATACAAGAAAGGAATAGTTGTAGCGGTAGCGTTAACGGCAGCAGCCGTTTTGTTACGCTCCTCAACAGTGCCAGACAACAACTGGCGTACCGTGCGGTCAACAACTGTACCTACTGTAGACATTTACTTCTTCTTCTTAGCCTTCATTTTCATGCCAGCCTCAGACATGGCAATAGCAACTGCCTGCTTACGAGACTTAACAACGGGTCCACCTTTGCCAGAGTGCAGGGTTCCACCCTTAAACTCTCGCATGACTTTCTCAACTTTTGCAGCCTGCTTTTTCTTAGCAGCCACTACTTCATCTTCTTCTTGCGGACAGGAGCCTTGGCTTTCTTGGAGCCGTACTCCATCATTTTTTCTTTTTTGCCTTCAGTCTTTTCGTGCTTCATCATTGCACTCTTTGACTTGTACTTTTCGCCCTTTGCAGACATGATAACTCCTTGAGTCTTAAGACAGGTTAATCATAGCCGATAATAGGACAGGTTTGCTGTAAGCCTTTCGTCATTAGGGGCAAGGGCTACAGCGTTAGCCCCATGAAACCAAGCCTCATCCGTGTCGCCCAGATGGTAGCAAGATAAAGCCATCAGGTCGTGTGGCAGCCAGCCCCATGCTTCAGCCTCACACAGATAATCCAACGGTTTTTGTGTTACCCGTAACGCCATTGTGCAAGCCATACGGCACGACACCCAATCCTCACGGGAGTAATATAACTTCGCTAACTCCACCCATGATTCTCGACGGGTGGGGTCTTCAGCAACAGCCCGATACAGGTGGAACTCTGCTGCTTCAGGTCGCATCTTGGCGATATAGCGGTGGCTTGCTGCCCTCTCAGGGTTCCACATTGATAGGTCTAGGTGACGCATGAAGTGGTATTGGGCTT